ATGAATCTTCTCAAAGTTACCTTGGGCGTAACGGTGCTGCTCGCCGTGGCCAAAATCGGCTACGACAACCTCCCCCTTCATACCCAGTATGAGCTCTCTGACTGGTACAAAAGCCTAGGTACGCCTACGTTCACCGAGTCGCCAGATTACTTCGCCCCTCGCGCGCAAGAGGAAATCATTGCGGAGAATCGGGCTCGAGGCCACGAGCTAGAGTGCTATGGAAACCTGGGTCCTGCCGAGCGAATCAGCGCCAGTAATGATTACCTGTGCTCAGCCCATATCAGCAGCGCGTATGACAACATTCCTGCAAGGCTGGTGACGTTTTTCTTTGGCAATGGAAAGCTGCAAAACGTGCGGATTGAATTCGCTGCGGACAGTTTCCCCAAGCTTCAGAACTACCTGTCGAGAAAGCTCGCCGACTATCCACGCATAGACAACCGATACGGAACGGACTCGTTCGGAAAGCCACTAGTCGTATGGCGAGTGAAATACGGGCAAATCACCGCCTCTGCCGAGGAAACGGCTGGCCAAAATCCAATTATTCTCTGGACAGCCTACCGATGACAGCAAAGAAAAGGGTTAGCGAAAGCTAGCCCTTGTCGTTTCTAGGGTTGTGATTTGCAGTACACACACGGACTCTCAACCGCTAGGGTAAGCAGATAGCAAAGCCGCCCCCCCTACTCCATGTCGAAATACAGAGATCAGCTCCCGTTACGCGACCAAGTTCTATACGAATTTGGCAGATGCGTAATGAACCTGCAGAGCGCCGAACTTCGGATCAAGAACCTGCTCCTGTCAGCGCGGATCACTAACCACCCAGATCGAGGCCCCCAGAGAGCAAGACAGATCAACAAGTCGACGTTCGGAGCTCTGAAATCAGAGCTTTTCGAGTCGTTTTTGGTGGACTCACCTCCTAGACCCGACGCTAGAGAGGAGAACAGCACGCAAGTCATTTTCGACGCCACACAAAGCGTCGTCATGCCTCCTGCGGCCAGGGACAAATACCAAGCGGATCTCTGCAGCCTGATCGAAGATCGAAACCATCTCATCCATCACTTCCAGAACCAGCACGACTTAAACTGCGACGGATGCTGCGAGGCGGCGCTAGCTCGACTGAAAGAGTTAAATGATCGGGCTATCTCCATACTCGATGCGCTGAGTGAGATTCGACAGAGCCAACGACAAATTGCCCAGCACCTGCGCCAATTCGCTCAGTCAGAAACTCTGTTCAATCTGATAATGGGCAGGCCCCTTGCTCCAGGGCAGGACTGGCTCATGATCGAAGAGGTCCAGTGGCTTATCGAGGCCGGGCAGCTCTATGCAGATGAAAGCGGGAAAATCTCTCTACAGAAGGGCGTTGAGCACATAGCTCAAAAGGGCGGCTCAGATGATGCTTACACGAACTACGGCTGCAAAAGCTGGCAAGACCTAGCAACCAAAACCGGCCTCTTCTCCGTAGAACGCCAGAAGAATCCAGCGACAGGCCGCTGGGAACGCTTCTACCGGTTAGGGGCAAAGATCCCACTTTGAGCCAAAGGTGAAAATCTAAGCGCCGACTCCAGATGATCCGGCGACAGGTGCGCATAGCGCATGGTCATCGTGATCGAGGAATGCCCCAAGATCCGCTGCAGTCCGAGGATGTCGCCGCCTGCCATCATGTAGTGGCTGGCGAAGGTGTGCCGGAGGATGTGTGTCATCTGGCCAGGAGTATCGAAGCCGCAACGCTGGTAGGCACTGCGGAATGCCGATCGACACGAATGAAACAGCCGACCAGTTCCAGGCATGCCCACCTTGAGGGCGATTTCTTCAACCTCTCTGGGGATAGGAACCGAACGAGACTGACGGTTCTTTGTGCGGTGGAAGTGGGCCTTCCCACCGAAGATGGCCGAACGCTGTAGAGACTCGGCCTCATCCCAACGTGCCCCTGTGGCCAGGCAGATCAGAGCAACAGGATAGGTATGGTTGTTCGTGGATCTGCGGCACTCATCCAGCAAGCGCTGGATCTGCTCCAAGGTCAGAAATGACAACTCGGTCTGGTCGGTCCGTATCTGGCGAACCTTGGCCAGCGGATTTGACCCCACCCATGCGCCGAGACGGATCAGCTCGGAAAAGACTGCCGACAGGTAGCGCTGCTCGTGATTGACCGTATGCGGCGTCACTTCGGCCAGACGGCGCTGCCGGTAGCGTGCCCAGGCCAGGGCATCGAAGTCGGAGGCGCGGGGATCTCCAAGACGCTCAACGGTGGCAAGGGTACGGGACAGCCGGTACTTCTCGTCTTTGAGGGAGCAGCCATGCAGGGAATGCCAGATCTTCACCAGATCGGAGAGGCGATCATCCAAAGGGCGCCCGGTCTGGTTGAGCGAGGCGAAGTAATCGGACTCGTAGCGCTGCGCTGCAGCCTTGGTCAGAAAGCCCTTCTTGCGGATTCGCTTACCGGCACGACCGTTTTCGTAGAAGTCAGCCGTCCACGTTTTGCCGTCTTTACGAACCGTCATACCGCCCTGCCCCACCTCACGTGGCGCTCTTCGAGTAGGCCGCGAATGTGCCTATAGAGATCGAGCTCGGTCATGTCCTTAGCGGCGTAGTGATCTCGAATGACGGGCCAGCACTCCCATTCCTTGAGGCGCTGGAAGCCCTTTTTTGCGCCTACCCTCTCCCTGGCCAACAGGCTGACGAAGTTGCCCAGGAACAGCTCTACGTTCTTGCCGGAGAAGCCGCGCGCGGTCTTGTAGTGACGCTTATAGGCCGTCTCTTCAAGCAGTGAATCAACGGGAATATCCACGCGGGCATCCTCACGAAACAGGGTCCAGGCGGGCTCAAAAAAGCCGGGGCGAGCGAGCAACTTGAACTGGCTCAGCCCATAGCGCCACAGGCCATCTAGGTGGCCGGAAAACGCGGCGTAGCTGTCCGTCTCAAGCGGCAGGCCAGTACGTACATCGACTGAGCCGAGAGCGAATTGCTGGACGATGGAATGGTGATAGCGAAGCTCAACACGCCACACGGGTTGCTCAGGGTTGTAGTTCTGCGGGTCGCCTTCGTCGAAGCTGTCACGACGCCGCCAAACGCCTTCCCAGTAGTCGAGTTTGTCCGTAGCCCGGGCTTGAAGGGTCTTGTTGTAAATGGCGAGCTGGATGCCGCCAGCTGAGCCAAAAAGGAAGGATTGGCCCTTACCGTACGTAGCGGATTCCATAGTCCACTCAATTTCCTTGATGCCGGTAATGTCGCGGGTAGCACGGGCGCGACAGTGCATGCGGGCGACCAGATCCGAGGGCGGTTCCCAGCCCTGGATGTCCAAGGCCAGATGAACAGCGCACTGGTTGCGCTCAATGTGGGTCAGGACGTGAGAGGCGTAGTAATCGAGGCGATCTTGCAGACGCTCAGGGCTCAGAGCGTCCATCGCATGCGGAGAGACTTCGATTTTCAGATGGGGGCCGATGACTTCGGCTTTGGCGTTGAAATTCTTGATGAGCAAGATGAAGCCGAGGTCGGCATTCTGGAGCTTGTACTGGTACCCGGAGTCTTTGCCAACACGTCCGGAGTGCCAGCGCTCACCGGCGAAATCGACAATGGCGCCGGGTTTCTCAAACAGCACCATGATCTCGGGGCGAATCAGGCCTCGATACAGCTGACGAACCGTATCGACGCCACACCGCAGAAGGCGGACATGGCTCAGGTCGACAAAACCGATCTTGCTCGGGTCGACGAATAGCCGACTGTCTTTGTCTTGGGCTCCAGTCTCGATGTTGATGCGGTGGAAATCCTTAGCCTTCATTTCAGTTTTCCCAATAGTCTGGTTTAACGGGGTTCAACTCAGTTGTTTGTCTGACGTGCTACAGGGACGTCAGCGGCGCCGCGCGCTCGCGCCTTCGCTCTGTACCGAGCCGCGGCGGCGCTCGCGCTCAGCGCCATGGCCGAGCGGGATATTCGCTATCGGGCACAACGGTCACTCTCACCCCGCCTGATGAGTTGGCAGGGGCTGCGGTGGTGGCGATAGGTCGGGTTTCGGCTCGGGAAGGCCGTTCAGGCGGCTTACCACCGGCACAGATGGCGGTGCCCTCAAATCCCATCGGGTGGTGGATGTCGGCAAAGCAGGTATTGCGGACGCGGATCAGGTAGCCGAGCTGGTAGAGGTCGGCGAAGGTCTGCCGCAGTACCGCCCCGCTGTCGTCGATCACATCGATCTGGCCGAGCTGGATGGGCTTGCCGTCGCGTTTGGCATTGATCACGCCACGCAGGACGAAGGAGCGACCGGCAAAGGGATGGTTGTTCAGGACAGGAGCAGGTAGAGCGCTTTCCCGGTCAGCCACATTAGGAATACGAAGAGCAGCAGACGGGGAATCAGCAGCTTTAGGAGGCGCCACAGCAGGCGCAGCGGGATCAGCAGCAGGCGGAGTATCGGGCGGAGCGACTCCCGCAGGGCCGAAACTAATGCCGCCGAGAGATAGCAGGCCGACAACAAGAAGGGCCATAAATGCCAGGAGAGCCAGTAGCTTAGGCGACCGGAGGAGGCTTTTGCCGGCCTTGGTGTCCTGGGTAACGCCGGTGGCGGTGGATTGGTAGAGGCGGAAGGTGTCGGGCTTGATGCGCTTGTATTCGATGACCGTGCCTTCCATGGGCGGGCGGTTAACTTGGGCGTCATGCTGGGCCTCCTTGTAGCGACCACTGATGCCGATCACGGCGAGGTTGGAGTGTTTGTAGGCCATCTCGCAGGTCATGCGGATGTCGTCGCGGATGTAGGCGATGTTCGGGGTGGTGAGGACGATGTCCCAGTTCCAGTGACGGTGACGGGTCCAGCCGTCGAGCCAGCTCATGGGGCGGTCCGCTTTGGCTGCTGCCTCGGGACCACCGGGGAAGGCGAAGCGCTCAAGGTCCCTTTCGCGCCACGCCTTGGGAAACACCAGCTGGGTTTCGTCGAAGATGATGAACGCGCCGCGAGGTGCCCACTGGAACCACGTGCGCATGCGCTCCATATCGTCGAGCGATTCCAGATCGAGGTTGATGATGTCCACCGAGCTGGGCAGTTCGGGCATGACCTGCAGCACCCGCTCCAGGGTGAAGCCACGGACATTGGTGATGATCAGGCGCCCCTCTTTGAGGGCCGGCACCGCGTCATCCTGAATCGCGCCGGAGGTCTTGTAGGAGCCGTTGGGGCCGTGGTGAATCTTGATCGACATATCAGCGGCCCAGGAACGGAACGAACTTGAGGACGAAGCGGGTCGAGAGCGCCGAGAAGATGATGTTCAGCGCTTGAGGGATGCCGAAGAACGAGAGGGTCGAGGCCACCTCAGCCGGTAGGCCGGACCACTTGGCGCGGATGGCCTCGGATACGCCGATGTCGGAGAGGATGCTTTGTGCCGCCGAATAGGCCACGTCGAGGGCCATGATCTGCACGGAGATCCACGAGTAGATGGCGACCTTGGTGAGCAGTACCAGAACCTCTTTGACGAAGAGGTAGATGCCACTGGAGAGAAAGTCCCAGACCCATTGAAAGAAGCCCAGCAAGTTGTCGAGGAAGCCGGCAATCCAGTCCATAAAGTCACCCCAGGATGATGAGAGCGGCCAGCGCGGTGGCGGCCAGGAGAATGGCGAAGCGCAGATAGCTCAACGGCTCGGAGAAGCGCTCCAGGCACATGTCGAGGTTCTGAGTAGTGGTGCCGATGGTGACGGGCACCTGTTCGCAGGGCAGTGAGCCGCCGCCACTACCCAAGTTGAGGTCGAACACGCCAGAGAAGGTGTTGGCGTACTGATCGACCTTTTGCTGCAGGGTGGTCTCGGCGGTTTCGATCTTCTGATCCCACTGGCTGTTGGCATCGTTGAAGTTGCCTTGCTCACCTTTAGCAAGGGAGCGACTGGGGCCGGGAATGCCTTCCTCTTCCTGCTCTTCCTCTTCTTCGCCCTTGTCGTCGCCGTCCTCTTCTTCGGGCACGCAGCCATCCCCCGTGCACTCGGTTTCGGTATCACCGGGTGAGCCATCGGGATTGGTGCCTTCGTTCTTGGTTTCGTTCTTGGTGGTGGTGCTGCACTTCGACAGCCCCTTGCAGGTGGTGGTCGTGGTGCTGGTGTTGGTGGTGGTGTTCTTCGAGCCGTCCGGGTTGAGCGTCACATCGGTGGTTTCGGTGACGGTGGTTTCCTTGCCGTTGGGAGACGGTGTGGCGACGTTGCACACCATGGCACCGGCGCCGTACTGGCAATTGAGCTTGCCGGGCTCGCGGTACTTGTTGGTGCTGACACAGCGGCGAGAAGAGGTGCCGTCAGCGTTGGTCACCCAGTTGTCGCAGGACTTGTCGGAGAAGTACTCCTGCTGCGGTGACATCGGCGGCTTGGTCGGCGGCTGATCGAAGTTGGAAGGGTTGTTGGTGCTGACGGTGCAGGACACACCGTTGCCCTTGTACTTGAAGGAACCTTCGATTTCGTCGCCTTTACGCTTGGAACCGAAGGCCTCGAAGGTGTGGGTGTATTGGCAGGCATTGCTGCAGATGGCGATGGGGGGATCAGTGTCGGGGTTCCCGTCCGCGCCCAGATTGCGGAAGGTGTGGCCGTGAAAAATGACCTGACCCACTGTCGGCAAACAGGGGTCACTTTCACACTTCGCCGTCTCTTCGTTGTAAGTCTGGCCTGGCTGACAGGCATCCCCGTAGCGGCCAATGTAGGTCGTCACACGGCTCGAAGGGAGTACATCGAAGACACAGCTATAGAGATTGGTACCACGAAACTGGTCCGATAGACGAGTTAGCGTGCGTCCGCCAGTTGCGTTGGGATAACCCGCGTAATAGGCAGCACAGGCAGCTTCGGGCGACGGGTACTGGCAGGTTATACAAATACCCTGCTGGGTACGGGAGTGGTAAGCCCAGTAATAGTCCGCAGCTTGCGAGGCAGAAGAGAGCAGAGCCAGCAAAAAAAGAAGGATGCGCATGAAAGAACAAGGGGCCTTTCGGCCCCTCACCTCCCCAGTCAGAAGAACTCGCCGATTCGAAAGCCGGTGATAAATGCCCCGGCTATGAAGGCGCCGAGCATCACTGACCAGAGCACGGTTTACGCCTTGCGGAGCATGCCGAAGACCACACCGGCACAGGCCAGCACGGCCAGCGCCAGCGCCACGTAACCGGCCACGGAACCGGCACTGGTGGCGCCTGCGGTGATCTGGCCTTCGATGCCGCTGATGTCGATCGGGATGGCGGCAGCCATGGCCTGACCCGCCGAGAACACGGCGATACCGCCGACCAGGGCAGCGTTGCGAACAGCGGTGGTGAAGCGGGTAGAGAGTTGTTTCATTGGGTGTTACCTCATGCGTCTTAGGATTGAAGCGACCATTCCTCCGGAAAGGCCGATGGCGAACACCAGCAGCGTTCCGCCAAAACCGATGGCGAAGGCCTCTGGTGAAAATCCGCCCGAGACGAGGATGTCGACATAGCCGGCCGCCTCGGGCGGAATCAGGTAGGCCTGGTGCCATTCAAGGGCTGCACAACTGGTAGTCGCGTCCGGGTTGGTCACCCAGGACGTGCAGCCTTGAACCCACACCAGAGCCATGAATTACGGCTCCAGTGACGAGGCGAAGTAGCCGTCTAGCGCCAGCTCGGAGCCCTCAAGGAGGCCGGAGCTGTAGCCCCACAGATGGCCGCACACGAAGGCCAGAGCCGCGATGAACAGATAGCGCCCCATCACTGATTACCTCAGGCCTTGGCGCTGTCAGCAGGCGCGGCAGGCTTGCTGGCTGCCGGGGCCTGCGGAGTGGCCTGGGTGGTGGTGCGGGCCTTTACGGGCTCGATGTGCAGAGCGAGATTTTTTCCGAGGTTCTTACCGCCCCGAGCCACGTCGAAGGTGATGCGGACCGGTTCCAGCGGCTCCAGGCCAACGCAGGACGAAAAGACTTCGTCGGCAACGTCATCAGAAACGCCCATACCGATGATGGACAGGCCGTGCTCGGTCTTGCCGTCCGGCTCATCGCCGTAGAACAGCTTCACGATCTTCACATCGTCGAACTCGGTCTTTTGAACGCCGAGAAATGCAACTTCCATAGTCGAACGGGCCATCTTTTCTTCCTCACTGAGTTGCGCGTTATTGCGCGGGTTTGCCTTTCTGCAGGCCGAGCGATCCCGACAGGCGAACTTCGTGTGAAGTTTTTTGCCTGCGACTGAGCGGCTTGCGGAGTGGTTATTCGCTACTAGTTATACGGTGCAGCAAGGGCAAAATTTCATTCATCGAAACAAATCATGCCCATCAAATAGCTCTGGAATACTTTGGTTTACTGGGGTGTCTTGCTCGCTCCTGTATCAATGCCGTTGATAGAAAATTCGATTACACCAAGGGCCCTGCCCTTGTTATCCCGTTTCGCCTCCGTCACCCGCGACTGGTGGACCAGTCCCGGACGCCGGGGGCGATCTAATTTCCGGAGGATCAGTTGAAGTCGTGCAGGACTCGACCACCGATTGCATCGAGCGGGTGAAGATCTGCTCGATCAGATCGGCCTCTTCGGTGAGCTGCCACGTGCTGAGGCCAATGCCCAGGGCCATGCCGATGACGAGCGGAAAGCACCACTCGCCCAGCAGTGCGACCAGATAGCGGCCCAGGCTGAAAGAGACGGTCATGGCTGTACCTCATCGGCGGCGGACTGGGTTTGAAACTGGATGCTCAGCCGAGCAATCCCCGAACAGGCATTGCAGCCGCAGAAGTCACCATCGCACTTCGGGCAACGCTCATGGCCTTGGTGCTTGGCATCGTCGTAGGATTCGGCATGGCCGCAGTCCTGGCAAAGCACATAGGCATCATGGAGTTCGGGGGACTGGCTCATCAGCAGGTCACTCCAGCTCGAACGGCTCGCGGATCGGCACGAAAGGCACCGGATTGCCCGAGTCGTAGATAACGTGCCAGTACCTCGGGGGCCGGGGCGGTGGCATGTGTTTCGCGCAGGTGAAAGCCGGTTTCGCCTTCCAGATTCCATCGACCTTGGCCACAGACGCGGGGCGGCATTGGTCGCAGGGTGTGGATGGGGAGAGAGCGGGCGACGCCGGTAAACGACGGGACCAGCAGACAGAGCAGTCGCAGCTCTCGGCGTGCGGGGCTCGACGGTACGGATTGAAGCTCATCAGCATGCACCTCCGAGACGAAGCTCTGTTCCAGACGGAAGACGAGTTCGGCGTTCAGGGAACGGCGGGCGGCTTGCGCGGCCTGCTCTACCTGGGCACGAAGTGCCGGATGCATACGTAGTTTGAATTGCGGGTCAGTGCGGCTCATACGGCACCCCACATACGGCTGATGCGGAAATGTTCGCGGGCACGCTCTTGGGCCAGCAGCGAATCGAGGGGATCGTCAGCGACGATCAGCGACACGACTGCATCAATGCAGCGATGGCAAGCGGTGCGAGATTCGCCATTGAGCAGCCAATCCCAGCGCATGCGCTTAGATCGGCCATAAACAGAAGCGATCTGGAGGCTGCAGGGTGAATTACTCATCGGAGTAGTCCCCTGCACAGAAAATAGTTTTGCCCCGGTCGAGGTCGCGGCGGATGCGGTGGAGGTTGATCACGCGGCGACGGCCGATTTTCACGGTCGGGACGGTGTAGGTTTCGACCCAGCCGCGCACGACGTCTTCGGTGATCTGGTCGAGGCCCATCATTTCGGCCAAGACCTGCTGCGAGCAGAACGGCGCGTCGCGGAAATCGGTTACGCGCTCGGGATTTCCCTCAAACGAAAGCCCCACTACACCAGACTGTTCCATGTGAATGCCCCTATAATCCGAGCCAACTTAAGCGATATGCCGAATGAACATGTACCCTATACATATGTTCATAATACATCGGAATCGCGAAATGTACATAAAACATCTATGGCATTTCTCAATGAGCGAAGGGATTAACGATAGAGGCCATCAATTGCTTGAGGCAGCAAGCCTCAAGGCACTGGCCGAGGCTGGTAGCACTGACTATGTGCGATGGCAGAACATCAAGAGAGGAAAGGCGAGGATAGGCGCAAACGAGATTGAGATTCTTGGACGCGTCTTCCCCACCTATAGATGGTGGTTACTGACGGGTGAGATCCAGCCAGAGAACGGCCAGACTAGCCCCGAATATGACGAGGCCAACCGAAACTTGAGCAGTCCAAACGCGGGATAGCGATCACACAGGAAGTAACTAGGCGTTGGTACGCCCGCAAGCGACTATCATGCAAAGCTCATTGATAGCCACCACCGCAATACCACAAGCTGCCGCTAAGAGCTTGATACATTGCTCTTTTCCAAGAATTTGGATGTAACAAACTCTCAGCGAACTCTTTTTCCAGCAAATAATCTCTTCTCTCATCCGGAGTAGCTCCACGATAATATGTCACGAAAATCTGACGTATATGAGACAGCTCCTCGGCAGCCTGAAATGAAAACCTTGAAATTAAATCAAAAGATAAAAGATGCGCCCCAGTGCGCTGTTTATTAGTTTCAGACCATGCTTGCGGCGGATCAGAATAATATCGAACTGTCGCCGGGACCGTAGCTATTACCTCGCAAAAAAGCCACTGCTCCCGATTAAAATAAATAGCGTCGTAATAAGGATGTATTGGCTGGCTTTCCGCATTGGTAGCCACCGCTGTCTTTTTCCCACCCATATTACAGTCTCTGCATGCGGGAACTAAATTCTCTACTGCAATCGCCAATCTAGGGAATTTTGCTTTAGGCAAATAGTGATCTAAAGTGGCAACTCTTCCGACGCCACAATAAGGGCACATTTCTCCGGGGGCAGAAGACATTAATCGGTCATATACAGTTCTCGCGGGCTTTTCTTGCACAGCCATATAGCCGGAATACAGTTTCTTTAACTCTGACTTTGAAACCTGCCCGACCACAACCTCATCTTTACCTTGATTATTAGGTGGGATTGCCCATAGCGAACCTTGGGAGGCAAGGACCTCATAGGCGGCTGCATCAGCACCAAGAGCTTGACCTATGTCGACATAACGCTGCCTCAGACCGGCATCCCCTACACCTTCCACACAGAGATTAAATACATCCTGGAAGACATCGGTAGGCTTAGGTATAGATCTCAC